GCCATTGATATTACATGACCCCGATTCGCTTAATATGGCGGCTGTTCCTATTTATGGCGGCTCATCATACACCGTTTCAGCACATACCGACATGGGGCTAATGAAAGACTCCGATACAAATACTGGCGCAACCCCCGACGCGTTCCTTTGCACATGGTTGGCCGAATACAGCCACCCTGCTCTTTTAGGAACCTCAAGAGAGCATTACCTTACATTCCGCTATCGAGAAGCGGGAATGCCAAGAGCAACAAATTACCCTGCAACAAACGGCTTGTTCTTGAGAAATTATTCTAATCAATCTACTGCTGGACTTGCTGTAAATGCAAAACCGTTTGAGATGCTTTATGTCAATCAGTGGAGACAGAATTATGGCTACAATGGTTTGAATGCCGCCGGTCATGGGAATATCGAAGGGATTCGTTCAGCAGGTGCAGTGTTGATGGGCCACACTGGTTTGGCTGAACCTGAAGGAACCATGCAAATTCTTGATTCGGTTGGGAATTTGTTTGGGACTGCCGCTATGAGAAAAACAAGAGGGGAGGGAATTGGTGACGGTTTAGATCCAAACCAAGACAGTGCGAGAGTCACTATTGATACCGACTCCGATGGAGTGGCTACAAGTAAAATCAATTATTTGGTTAATCCCTCAACAGCAATCAACTATTCTCGACATTTGCCGGTTCGTGCGTGGGGGGCGAGAACAACCTCCGATGCACTTGACATGCTGGCAGGCACACCCACCGAAACAACAGCAAGCATGGAGAGCGTATTTGGAAAGGGGCGTTTTGATGGAGGATTACATGATACAATGAATGATATTCCTAATGCTACAACACATGGTTCTCAATGGATGACTCCTACGCAAAAAGCCATAAATGCCACTAAATCAACTCCAATTGGATTTGTATTCTCCGGCGAAACCGTTGAAGCAAACAAGTTCATGGGGATTTCAAAAACAACAAACAAGCCGTTGTCGATTAGTGACGAACCGTTGGGGATAGGTCGCAAATTAAAATTAGAAACATTCGGAACAACCACCCCTACTGCTCTTGCATCAGGTCATTGGGATTTGAAAGAACAAGAAGTGCGGCCATCAACATTACCGATTTCCGGCACTGTTCTTTGGCTTAAAGCGGGCGATTTAGATTTAAAGGATGGGGAGGCAATAACCGAATGGGCCGATTCAACCGGCAACGGTCGAACATTTGTTCAAGGCACTTCATCATCTCAACCTACATTTGTTGCATCCGATGGAGATTTTAACAGCCATCCTGTTGTTGATTGTGACGGTGGAGATCAATTAGTGATGGCGGCTTTTGATGCGGCTTTGAATCCAAGCCAAATGACTATGTTTGTTGTAGCCGCATCAGACACAGATGGCAACAGTCATCAAGGTGTTATTGAATCTCGTTCAAGTTCACCTGTCGCAAGATCGGGATACAATTTATACGCCAGATGGTCTGGTTCAAACCGTTGGTCGTTTTGGACTGGTTCAAACAGCGGTTGGACTCAAAGAGGTTCAACAACCGATTTAGCATTAAATCGAGCCGACATTGTATCGTGTATCATTAGTGGAGGCGACGGTGCGGGTGCAACTGCGACTACAACCCTGCGATTAAACGGAACGCAAGAAGCAACCGGAACGGCGGCTTTCTACAAATCAACGGCTGATGCGGTGGGGATTGGAAATGTCCCTTCATCGTTTTTCCTCAAAGGTCAAATAGGTGAAATAATCATTTACGATAGGGCTTTATCGGCAACTGAAATTCAACATGTCGAAGCCTATTTGTCTTTGAAATACGACAAAACATTGCCAACCGCCCACGCATACTCTCAATCGGCTTTGAATATGATACCTCAAAACAAAGGAACCGATCCTTATGTTGATTTAGTGCAATTTACCGGTTCGCTCACATACAATCAAGAAGAGTCGCCAAATGCGTTCAAACAAGAATTGATTGCAGGCGCAGGTAGATTGGGACAAGCGGGCGAACACTATTCGCTCAAAGGTTCGGCTTTACACCAAAATGCGGCGGCAGTAGCAAACCATTCTTCCGATACGCATTATCCTATCACTGGTTGGGGTTTGAAAAACGCTTATGCCGCCGCACCTATCCCTCTTTCTGAAATATCCGATCACCGGCAAATACAGTCGAGAGGCGAGCCTCGGCTTGGAATGGTAATTGAAACCGAATCCGAAAGAAATGCGGCGAAAAGAACAGATTATCAAGTCACAGGCACTAAATCAGTATCCTTGCATAGCGATTTAGCAATAGGGCAAATGTTCCCTGTATTGCCCGCATGGGGCAATAATACAAGTCGTCGGCATCAAGGTATGACAACTGGTGTTCGCTCAAATCCCGCCGCCGGATCTCTTTATACAACTCCTACCGTTGCTATGAGTCACGAATACCCCTATTGGTCGCCAGATGGGAATGCGGCGAAGGGGCCAATTACGGTTTCAAATGATACAGTGCGAGTCGATGCTCAAACGCATGGCATGGATTATTGGTCGGTGCGTGGTGCGGCTGATATGCCAGCGTGGGGCGGCGTGTATATTCTAAGAAAGACATATCTAAACCGTGTTGAAGAGTCTTTGAACAATGAATCCGTTCTTGACGGGGCTTTCGCTCAAGCGCACCAGCCACAAAGAAAATACATTGATTATGTTGTTCGCTTGGTTCGACCATTGAAAATGTATGGTTGGGCTTCAAACCTACAAAGCGATGGTTGGGTTTTGGGGGCAAATGCCTCCACAGTCAATACCGGCGGATTAGGTTTTCAACCATTTACACGCGACAAGAGATACGGTGTTTTTGAGATAAACCAAGATCGTGATTTAGGGGCGATTGATTTTTTGGCATCTTCAAGCGGTGCTTTGAAAATGGAATGGCCTGATGCAAACGACCAAACGGCTGTTTGGCACTTGATACCCTCCGCAAACATGCTACAACACTTCAAATCCGATGCAAACCGAAAGCAACAGGGAGAGTTTATTCCGGCGGTAGAGGCTCGGTATTCTCAATCAACAGTATCGGGTGGCAACGAAGTTTTGTATCAATCGGAATCGAGTTATGAGGTAGATGGAACGGGTAATGCTGGCGATTATGCCAAGAGGGATCAAGAGTTCAAAATGCAACAACAAAAAACAATGCTTCGTGATTATCCTTCTGTTGTCGCTCTACAAACCTTTACTGGTGGCGGTGCAACATCTCGCACTTACCTCTTAGAACAAACAGTAAGTCTCCCCTCTTCAGGAACACTTTCGGTAATTGGTAAAACCGGAAAATTGACCTACACAAGTGTTGATGGGCGGCTTTTGAAAGGCGTGAACAACGAGATTACCTCATACGAACACGGAGATGTTTTGTTCCTAAACGATGGAACAGCAACAGCCCAAACCATTCAAAACAAAAGGTCATTTACGCCTTCACTGCCTACTGCGCCTTCTTTAATTGATAACGCCGTTGTCTTGAACAAAATATCGGACTTCACTTGGAGAAATTGGGACAATGTGACAAATAAGGTGGCAAAAACAAATCTATCCTATCGTGGGCTACTTGAATACAGTCCAAGCGATTTCATAATGGGATCTCAAAGGCCGTTGCGATTGTTTGATGGCAAGGGCGGAGGCGTTGTCGAGGAATATATTCGTTCAAGCATAATCCAAGATAACATCGGAACCGAAAATGGGGAATTCCCGCCTTATTTAATTGATTCAAATGAAAAATTATATCGGGTTTCTGGCATTGATGCTGAAACAAATGTAATCGCTATTAGGAACATTGATGGCGACTTAATCTCAAAAGAAATAGCAATTGGAGAGGTATTGACGGGTCAATATGGTTTCATTGGACTTAGAACCTCCGATGCGGCTTTGAATTTGTTAAATGATTCGGCGGGAAACATCGCTGGATTTTTACCATATCCTTCAACAGACATAATCAAAAACCAAGGGGCAAAGTATTCAAATGAAATTGGCGCAAACCCTGTATTGAGCCTAATGAAACAACATAGTGGAGAGTATGTGGCTCGCAATATCAAAGGTTTAAACATTCTTGAAGTCATTAAGTCATTGACTGAAATGGATGGCAGGCAATTGGTCGTTGAAGAAAATGGTGCAATGATTTATTCTCGTAGCACCTTTAGAGAAACAAACATTCGTCTTGGTTTGGATAGCGGGGCGAGCGATATTCAAGTAAGTAAAATGTTTGATTCACCAAATCAAGTCGTGATTATAGGGGATATTGTTGCTGAAAACGAAAGAATTGAAGTGACAGTGAAGGATTTGGAAAAAATGAGATCCGCTTCAGGCTCAAGTCCAAATTCTAATTTAGTAAGGGTTTTGAAGAAAGAAGTGCCGGGATTGAAAACAAATAAGGAAGCACTGCGAATCGCCAAGTCATTGTTAAGTCGGGCCGAAAATGGTGCGCCTTTGATTACAATAAATGGTTTGCTCAAAGCCTCATCAATCATTCCCGGCGACATGGTTAAAATTGATTTGCCGACTCATGGAATCCGAGGCACATTCGCCGTCTTTGAAGCAACTCATTATCAATCTCTTGGGACTACCGATTTAATTATCGCTCAATATGAAAAAGGAATTGAAGGACTACTTTCGGACATTCAAGTGGCAACAGGCAAAAAAGACAATAGCAAGAGAAAGGCAAAGGAATCCAATGAATTAAATGAGATTTCTTTAAGTGGTTCAGTCAAAATAATCGCTGTCGCCAAAATGTATATTCGCACCAACAACAAGCAAAATTTCATCATTGGGGCTAAATATGACGGCGGTTTAGGTCGGATTGGTGTTGCCGATAACAATAAGAAAGCAAAGCCTCTCGGCAATAGTAAGAGCCGGTTCTTTGAGGTGAAATGAATGCCAATTTTAGATTCAATTAAAGCCGCTTTAACCGACCACCTGCAAACATTGATTTCAGGTGTAAGCCTTGGCTCATCCGGTGGCAATTCTTCATCGAGAGATGCGGGCGTTGGCAACGGCCAATTATCAGTCACCCCTGAAGTCACACGGATTGATGATCGAACCATTGCGGTCACTGCTCTATTCGATACTCAACAAATCGCTTCTTCTGAAATAATGGAATTAGCAATACACGGCGACACCTCCTTAGACACGCCAGCGTTTCGTTCAACCTTTTTACCGATTACAAAGGACTCAAATACCGAGGTTCGCATTGATGTTTTAATGGAGGTGCGATAATGGGTAATACAAACCTTGCCGAAGGACACTTGAAGACCGCTACTGGCGTGTCATACCAAGCAGACGGTTTGAGAGACACCGATGTTTTAACAAGCCCCACATTGACTAATTTTGTCGAAAGAGGATTCTTGAACGGCATTGTTCCTGTGACAATGAGTGCTTACAATAACACTGCCAGAAATGATGCGAATACCGGCAATTGCGTGGTTCGTTTAGTCGGCTCGCTTGGCTCGGCAAATCAAGTAATTGTTGATGCTGGAACCGTTTGTTTAGATGGCATGTTTTATTCCGTATCTCAAACGACATATACCGTTTCATCCAACACTGCCAATCTCGACAGCACCCATTCGGGTTCGGCAATCTCTAATCCATCAGGTGCAAACGAAGAAGCAATAATGCTCGTCTATATCGATCCAACTAAAAATAACAACATTGGTTTGATTTACGGGTCGTTTGTAGATACTGCTTCGGGGCTATTTCCTTCATCTCCCTCGGCACATCTAAATCAGCAATCAATTGTTTTAGCATCCATCCGTGTCGGAAAGGGTTCAACCGCAGTAGTAATTGTTGGTGTTGAAGACAAAAGAGTATTCTTTAGACCCGGCCCTTATCCTTTAGCAAAACAAATTCATTCAAATGGCTCGGCGGCGCATATCCGCAACGATCACATTGCTGGATTCAATGCGGCTAATTTGCCTATCACTGGTTTAGGCCACCTTTACGCTCGCGACCCTGCTGGATTTCACGGTGGAGTCGAACATGGTTCAGGGCAAACACATTTGTTCTTTCAAGGAGATCAAGGCAGTGGAACATTGGCTGGTGGCGGAGGTTCATATCAATTGACACCTGTTCACCGCACTTCTCGGTGGGAGGGAACCTATTCGTCATTAACAGCAGGCAAAATTGTTTATGGCTCTACAATTCTTTTCGCCCCTCTTCGCAGTGAAGAAGCAGGGCAACCGGGATATTTGGTGAACATTCAAATGTATGCAAACACTACTGGCGGCCTATCGAGGACATTGATTCAAGGAGTCGATTATACGGTCGCCGCCGATAAAATCACTATTGCGGCCCCTTCTGGTTGGGCCACTGCCGCACCCTCTTTGACTCATATTCACTTAACTTATGTTCATTCGTGCCACCACGCATGAGGTGTTTGATTGATTAAAAAATACCGAAACAAAATCTCTCAAACATGCCCTTCATGTGAAACAAATGTTTTGGCAATTAGAATCAATGGGTTTTATGCGGGCAATCGCGACCGAGTTTTTTTATGGCAGTGTCCTTTATGCGACAATATATGGGAAGGCGCACGACCGAGGCTAAAAACCGATATGATCTCCACTATACTCGTTTCAAGCACAACATTAGAATAAAAATGCCCGCAAGCATTAGATATAAGACAGTATGTAGGCGGTGCAAGAAGGCACAGGCTCATTCGTCAAAATGCACTACTTGTTTAATCGAAGATGCTTTAAAATGGACTAAACCTTATTGAGATGAAATTATGGATTGCCCTAATTGCCAAAATCGTTTAGTCCCTCACGGTAGGGGCAAAAACACAACCCTTCTTTGTAATAAGTGCGGTAAGAAACACGCTCTTGGGTCGTTGAACAAATCCGCTTTTGATATTGGCTTTTCCTTTCTAAAAACAGAAATAAACCGAGTTAAAAAGCCGACACCAGATGCAGAAGCCGGTCGCCATTCTTGCGCCGAATGCAATGGTGAAGGACAAGCAATACCTTGTAAAAGATGCAATACTGTAAAAACACCTTTCGGTAGTCAAAGAGTCACTAAGCCTTCGCAAAGAAACAATAAAAATTATACAATTCTTCGCTCAAATATCGAGAAAAAGCGCAACGGTGATCCTTGTTGGAATGGCTATGAGCAAGTCGGTATGAAGATGAAAAATGGCCGAAGTGTTCCTAATTGCGTTCCGATTAAAGGCGTTAAAAAGTCATGCGGTTGCGCCACTTGCGGAACATTAGTAAAAGCACTAATCTCCAAAAAGAAAGATAAGCCTTTTCACGGCTATAATCCAAACAAGCACAGTCGAAAAGGCGGCTTGAATGCGAAGGGTCGAGCAAAGGCCAAGCGTGAAGAAGGTGCTAATCTAAAGCCACCAGTCACTACCAAGCCGAGTAAATTGAAACCCGGTTCAAAGAAAGCAAAGCGTCGAAAATCATTTTGCGCCAGAATGGGTGGGGTCAAAGGGCCGACCAGCAAGGGTGGCAAAATGACTCCAAAAGGTGCGGCATTGAAAAGGTGGAATTGCTAATGTCAGAAGAACCAACAGTCTCGGTCGGTAATGAAACCATCGAGGTATCTATGATGATCGATGGAGAAAGAAAGCGAAAGCGGTATTCCGGCCATACCAAAGAAGAAGCGGTATCGGCGTTCAAAGAAGAATTTATGAGCGACTTGAATAAATCATTTGATATTGGATGGTCTGTTTTGAAAAATTTCATCGGCCCAAGAGAAAAAGTCGAAGAAGGAAAGCGCATGGTTGAAGGCAACAAGGTGCTATACGGCCAGCGTAAATGGGATAATTTTATTGCGGCTGAAATTCAAGGATACCTTGACGACGAGGGCAACGAGCGAGATGCGTCGGATGCTTACCATAAATACAAAAAGAATTTCCCCGACATAGACATGCGATACAGGCACGATCAAGAAATGTCAAGCAAACCTAAACCTTACACTTGGGCCACTTCTTCTGGCGGAGAACCATACCCGCAATCAGCAAGATTAGAAGCGGCTCGTAGAGAGAGAAGGATTCACGATGCAAAACTGCAAAGAGAGCGTCAAATGAAAAGAAATGGTGGGCGACCGCTTGAGTAAATTAAAGAAAACCTCATGCTGTTGCGGCGCAACAAAGGAAACTCCCTGCGCTTGCATGAAGAAAGGTGTTATGGAATGCTCAAGCAAAGAGCCGAAATGCCCTTGCTACAAGGCTAAGGATTTGAAGAAGTCCTTTGACTTTGGTTGGTCTATGGTAAAAGGCGAACCTCGTAATGAACGGTGAAAGAGAGATGACCGCATTTGAGCAAGCATGGGGTTCACTTAGGCCACATTTGATTCAAAAAGCGAGAGGCGGAATGAAGGCATTCCCGCCAGAACGCTTTGAAGAAGTCATGCGGGATTACGAAGCAAATAGAGGCTCAATTATACCTGCGCCAATGAAATACACTGGCAGTAAAGCGCAACCCCATTATATCGGCCCATTGCGTCGTGCTATGGATCTAAATCCTTCTAAGAAAACAGGAGGGCGACGGCGTATGCTTGAACCTTTCATGGGGGCATTAAACGCATCAGCAAATGTCAATCCGGGTCAAAGGGCGTTGGTTGCTGATTACAATAGATTCATGCCAGAAGTCTTTAGGCGTATTCAAAACAATGACATGGTTTTAGACATGGAACCATACATGCAAGATGGTGTCGTGCCTAAACAAACATATTATGAGGGCATTCGTGGCGCAGTTCCTAAAGGCCGAATGACAAGAGAAAAGGCTGGCTTCAATTCTACTTGGGATACATTGCTACCAAATTCGTTTAACGACTATCTTCGCAGGGAGAAAGAAGGAGAAGAATTGTCGGAACAAGAGATGCGAGACATGCTGGAACAGTATGCTCGTTATCAAAGAATGGCATGGAGGGGAGATGCAAGGATGCCTAAAGGTTGGGCGAACCAAACCTCAAACTCGGAAGTATTCAAATTCCCTGCTGGTTCAAAAATTGATTATGGCGTGAATGCGCCAGTGTATCGCAATTTTGATATTCGGTCGGGCATGGACTTTGCCGACTTCTTCAAATTGCCGAGTATAGATCCCAACGACGATTTTATGTTCCTCGATTCTCCTTACGCTGGCGGTGAAGGTGCAAATTACGACGAGGCTATGCCTTGGGAGGCTCAAGAATTACTTGCTGAATTAGCAGGCGAGCAAGCGGCGGAGGGTATGCCGATAGTCGCCACCAACAACCCAATTGTTGCACCGTTGTATGAAAAGCATGGATTCAAGACGCAATTATTGGGTCGGCCAGACAGATACCGCAATTATAATCAAAAGCAACCATTGGTGAAACCAGAAGCGATAATGCACAATTTGGATGATTTCGATTGGTTTGAAAATCACCCTGATATGAAGTTTGCCAGTGAAGATCCGTTTGAACAAGCATGGGGTTTAATCACTAAGGGTAAAGGCAAGTTCAAGGGATATGCCAAAAACACCATCAGCGACCGCCCCTTAAGGCAAGGAAAGGCAAAGGCTTGGGGAATTAGTCGAAAGGTGAAAAGAGGGCGCACAGCCCGCCGCTACAAGCGAAATAAGACAAGAGGGAATGTCCGGCCTGCTATGCGACGACAATTAGGTGCGGGCGGCAAAAGACAGTCTTCAAACAGATGACTGTTTATCTTCTATGTTTGGGGTTGCCGATTCAGACAACCCTAAACCTTTGAAGTCGTAAATCATCGACACGGTTTTATTCGACTCATAATCAGGGAATTTGATGAGATTGGTCTTGTAAATTGCATGTGCTATCAGTATGATAAAGACAACTTCATGGTTCACAGACTTCAATACTGAACGCGTTCCTCCCATTCTCCAATCTCTCAATCGAACATAATGAGAGCCGATGTAAGACACGAAATTGCTTCGATGGCTGGTGCTGTTTCTCTTGTATAATATGTGAAGCGGTATTCTTTTCCTTTCGTTGCCGTAATACGCTTGGGTTGCATCAAGAGATATTGTCAATAGGTCTTTCAACGGCGTTTCAATTTTCTCATCCAATGCTTTCTGTATTAGCGGCATATCAAATTTTGAAATGTCATATCCGATAATCATTTTCGACTCCTTCAACGCTTTGACAAATTCCTCCTTCGTGGACTTCTCTTCTATGCTAATGCTCATCAAAGGCAAATCCAATTCCGTGTATATTTTCCGACCTGTTCCGCAATTGTAGATGACAAAATCCAATTCTCCTTTATTGATCACGCCGATGAAACCTTCATCCATGTCTCCTTTCACGCTTTCAGAAAATGCTTTGAGAGCCATGTATCCGTTTTCTTTTAACCAGTCTTCATTCACTATTCATTCCTCCAACGCTATGAATACCCTTTTACCCACTTGTAATCGGATGAGGGCTTTGCCAGCAATCATTTTGTCAAGCCTGCGCTCGGCAGTTCTTACAGCAACACCCTCTATTTGGGAATAGACCTTTTGTAAGTCCGTCTTTGATACAACCTCTCTCCCGCTTCGCTTATCCACTACACGCTTGCACTTGTTGTATGCTTTGCGCCATGTGTGTGATGCCGCCTCTCGCTTCTTTGACTCCCTGAAGTCTTGCTTTTGCTCAAGCCAAATAGTGAGATTATGGAGGTTGTCGTAAATAATTTCGGTTGCCATCATTATGTGATCCGCAGTGATAACACTTGACTTCATAGTAGCGGCAATGATATTGGCAAATATGATTGTATAATTCTCAACATTCGGAATAAAAGTCATCGCTGTTTCACGGATGTTTTCATTTTGGATGCCCTTAATCAATTCATAATAGTCATCGACAGCGTTCAACAAAGCCGCATGATAATTTGGCCCAACAGTGAAAATAAGACCTGCGTTGTTTATCGCTGTATCTTCTCTTTCCGCATCGGTCATTGCATCCCATTCTTCCTGTTGTATGCCTGCTGAATCAAACAAGCGTTGCTTTACCTCTTCTTGAACATCCAGCATGAACCCGCCTAAATCCTCGTAAGACCATAGGCGGTCGGGAACAGGGACATACACGCCAGCCATTCGATGTTCGCTTGTGGTTTGCCGTTGCTCGACCCCCACATCGTTTTGATACAAGAACACACGCTGAAAGAAACCTTTCTCAAGGACATGGTGCATAATGTCCTTTGGCGGATATGTTGTCATCCAAAGAGATACTCCAGACGGTGTGCGAACCGATCCTCCGACCAAGTGCTTTACAAGAACATTCGTCGCTGAACCAATAGGGGCCATCGCTTGTTGTAGATACAGAATTTTGTCACTGAAAAATGCTTTAGCATCATTCAAAAGCACACTGGCTTCATCGAACAATAGGGTTTTGTAGCCGTTTAAAATACCGGGAACCGTTTCATATTCAGTTTCTTTTGTTGGTTTTCCGTCATCATCATAGACGGCTTTTTCAAGAACAGTCCCAATCAATTTAGCATCGGAACCTGCGCTGAATTGTTCACCTTCAATGCCGCAAGCCTGCAACAATTTTTCGGTAAATTCGTATGCAATTGATTTTCCCGTTCTGGATTGTTGAATCCAATATACATGCACCCTGCAATCAATATGCGCCCCATGAATAGGGATTCTCATGTAAGGGGCAAGCACTTGGCCGCAAACGAAAAAATAAGAAAGCATCCCCGCATACTCATTGAAAAACGAAACAGTGTTAAATCTCTCAATATAAGATCTAAGAAATTTGCTACCATCCCAAGGGGCTTTGATTAACGAGTAATCATCCCACTTTCTACCGCCTGCATCCGTTGTTGGTTTTAGCATCATAACATTCTCTCCATTTCAACCCACAGGGGGTCGCCTTCTTAAAGGCTCTATGCCCGACTCATCTTCACACGCTCTTGAACAATGGCTTCTTCACTGTTCAAGGCGTTCATAATTCTTTCAGCCCGCACTTTACCAACTCCCTCTATTCCCATTAAGGTCTTTGCGTTTAAGCCTGCTATTTCAGCAACCGAACCATGCGCCTCCAACATTCGCTTTGCGATGGCATCACTGCATCCAGCCGCCCGTAAAACATCAACTCTCATGTCTTCTGTCGAGGTTCGGCGCATGACTCGATATGTATTGGTCGAAGACAATGTGCCATCCTTTTCAAACCGCTTACAAATGAAGCGAGCCGCCGAGGATTTATCAGGGAATGTGATAATTTGAATGTCAAAATCATTGCACCATCGAGCCAATGAACCAGTGTATGAAGAGAATGCGCGAGAATACGGGATTTTTCTACCGCTTCGTGTTGCTTGGGCCACATACTGATCTAAAGTTCCCCAAACAAGTAAAATTGGCTGTGCGTAATTGTCATCGAGGTTTTGTAATTGTTGTTCTAAATGACCTGAAAAAAGACTACTCATATAATCATTGATTGATTTTGATTCGATGCCAACGGATCCAAATGTGTAATCCGTCAAGTGGGTTTGAAGAACCTCATACTTGATTTTGTTTTTATCACAGTATTTCATCACTAATTTTTCAAGCCCCGACCGTTCTCGGTTGTCGATGTATAGTATTTTTTTATCCGTCATGCGATTCAACTACCTTGTTTGCCAATTCAACACTGTTCAACAAATCGCAAACCAAATTAGCCCAATTTGCGTCTTGAGTAATAGCGACTAAGCGTTCACCGTTTTGAACGATTTCGTGAAATTGACTTTCAAGGTTGTATCGAAAAGACCAACTTAATACTTCAGGTGAAATCTCTCCATCGTGGTGCTTCTTCAACATCTCTTCGGCTTTCTTTCGCTTTATTGCTTCAATATCATCGTCTTCATCAGTCATATTCAAATCCCCTTTCCATCGTAATAAGGACACCGACCCACGCATAATCCCTCACGGTATAATGTCGGACAAGTCGGTGATTGGTAATATCGGTTCGCACCATGCTCAAGCATACGCTGTGTAATTGTTGGGTTGTAATCCGCCCATTCTAAAGAAGCGATGAAAGCATGGGTTTTGGTGATAACTTCGTCATTTTTAACTTTGGCATCATGCGGTGGGCGTGAAAATTGCCTAAAGAAGTCCATTAGATACATCATTAGGTATGATCGAGGGTGATGTGGGGGGTTTGACCCTTTCTCGCATGTAGAGGCTTCTAAGCAGGGCAAAATGGGTATGTTTTGCACACGGCCCATCTCGACCCGTATTTCTTCGGCATCGAATTTACCCATTCCGCTACCAGAACGGTGAAATGGATTAGAAGGGTCGCGCTTTACAATTTCAATCTCTAAACCTTTGTCGCCCACCAAGTAGAATCCCGGTGTTGGCGTTTGAGCCAATTGCTCTAAGAAAGACCAGTCTTCGCCAAGCGTTCCGGGATATATCGGTATGCACCATAGGTTTCTTTTGAAATTGTATGAATTAGGGATTCTTATGTGCCTGTCAGGTCTAAATGATACTACGGGGTCGAGCGTGATTAAATCCATGTCATGCACCCATTTGTTAATCATGGCCCGACCGGAAAAAAGAAAGTCGTTTAATTCGGCAGGTGGCAAAGCATACTCCTTATCCAGCATAACCCAAATGTGAAACCCGCCACCTGAAAACCATGTAGCGTGTTTGATTTTCTTTGAAAGTAAATGAGAGGTAAGCCGCCATGCTTCTTCGGAACAGCGATTGCCCGCTTCTTCAGGACTCATGCCTAATTTTTCCTCGGCTCGATTTCGATCCATGTCGATAACAAAGTGGGGTATAATCGCAGTGTTGTATTCGCCCCTTGTTCCGTTTGGTTTCAACTCCCTAAACCCATAAACCGTAGTGGTAATGTTGTCTTTACCGTTCATCGAATTGATAAATCGCTGTAATTCCTTACGGTTCTTCACGACCTTTCGAGTTCGCATATCAACTTCGCGAGGGAAATGTTCAAACAAATTTGGCATATCAATAATCCCCCAAAGTCATTTGCCCTGCAACGAAGCCATTAGTGATTTGCTTAATCCTTTGCGGTATTAAATCGGCATATTCCTCATTCAATTCACATAGAATCGCATTGCGGCCATTTTTGATAGCAACGCCAGCAGTAGTTCCTGAACCTCCGAATGGGTCAAGCACTGTGCAAGGAGTTTTTTCAGCATCGCAATCGCATGTTGGGTAATACTCCTTGCTTACTACTGTCGCACTCTCCATCACCTTTTTACGAGCGACTAAAGCCCCAACGGTGTTGTCTTCGCCCGCCCTTTTAGACGAATTTTCAACTCTCCCGTTAAGCCATTCAGTGTTGCGATAACCACAGTTTGAGCATTCCTTTGCTTGGGTCGGTATCAAAAAAGAACATTTTTCACATAACCTACCTGATTTTCTTTCATATTGAGCGAGGCATTTAGAACAACAACCTCCGCTTGAAGCCCCTGCTAAAACAGCAGGCTCAATCAATTCAGGAGGGAACACTGCGAAGTGTGCCTCGGAATATGGTTTTGGAGACACATGCCATACACTGCGCTTCGATCTCGTTCCTTTGTTGTCTTCTGTTATTTCTTTGATTGCGGCGTGGTCGTAGAAGTATTGCGGCGATTTACTCAAAAGAAAAACATATTCATGTGATTTAGTGCAACGATCTTTAACGGATTCAGGCATACAATTTGGTTTAGACCAAATTATGTCTTGGCGCAAATACCAACCATCGGCCCTTAGAGCAAAGGCAAGCATCCAAGGTATTCCTATCAAATCCTTATTCTTGATGTCACCTGTTGCTTTGTTGCGACGGGTCAAAGGTTCGCCTCTATGCTTTTCAGACATCGTTTGAATTGTAGAAGTATTTCGACTACCGGCGCAGTATGAATCTCCTATGTTGATCCATAATGTGCCATCATCTCTCAACACACGCTTGACTTCTCTAAACACATCTACCAATGATTCGATAAATTCATCAGGTGTTTCTTCAAGGCCGATTTGCTCATCCATGCCATAATCCCTAAGTCCAAAATACGGAGGCGAAGTGATGCAACAATGCACTGATTCCGAAGGCAAGGTGGCAAGGGTCTTCTTACAATCCCCCAACAAAATGCTATACCTTTCCATTCTTGCCCGCCTCTCTTTTCTCTCTAAGCAATCTACAACACCGAGCGCAACGATTCCTCCTTCGACCATCGGTGGTTGAAATCATCGTCGTGCAACTGGTGTTTTTGCACTCCTTACGCATGAATTCCGCCTACTTTTTCTTCAACAAAGGCTTTGCGATTGAGCCGTTAATGTGTGTCTTGTAATCGCATGACGGCCTTTTATGTCCTATTCGGCCACACCTTGAGCATCGGTTCTTTTTACCTTGTCTGGCTGGTCTTTTCTTTCCTCGGCCACCAGTCGGACTTTTGTTTCGCTTGTTCTTTGATCCTTGGGGTCGGCCTAATTTTGGCTTGTCTTTCATCAATTCATCATAAGAGTCATCCTTTAGAAAATCGGATTTCTTGAATGGCGTGAACGGGGCATTTCGATTTACAAGAGTTTTAGTCGCAGGCGTGGGCGCATCTCTCTTGATTGCTTCGATTGCTCGATTCAATTGTTCATTTATTGTAAAGGGTAAATGATTGTTTAGAGGTTGTTCTCTTCGGATTAAGGAATACATGATGATCGATGTCACGGCATCTCCTTCATTATAGTCCAACCCCAATTTGTCAATCATCGTTCTTACTTCAAGCATCGTTTTGTTTATTTCAGTCATTCTTTGCATCTCCTGTTATTTGTTGTTTCATATCATAGGGCATTAAGGCTCTCTCGTATTTGGGGCAGTATCCTTTGACCCTGCACCAAGGCTCACAGATGAACCTTTCAGCACCACCAGATAGAATTTCATACGAATCGCCGGAATATCCCCCGAAGTAAGCCATGTGCGATTCAACAAGGCTCGTAAGGTCTTTGAGCATCCCTGTGATGCCCGCAATTTGAACAGGTTCGATAAAGCGATAAATCCGGTCTTCGCCAGAATCCTTCACTCCTTTGGTATGATCCCAACCCCAATATGAGGTTTCTATGCCATCCGACTTTTGAATCATATAAGCATAAAAAGCCATTTCTTTTCTCATACCATCTAATTTCGTTTTGTTGTTTAATTTCCAAGCACCAGTCTTTAATTCGTGAATGTGCAAACGACCTTCTTCATCAGTGAAGACACGATCTATAATTCCGGTCAAATGAACCAAAACAGATGTGTTGCCTACATCAATTGATACGACAACATCTCTTGAAATCTCGTTCCCTGATGGTATGAAGTGTTCGACATTGCTATTTGCGAACCGAACAGCCTCCGCCTTCATAAATCGGTCTAAGTGCTGTCCTTCATCTAAGGCAAACGGGGCTGATGGCGTAATGACTCCGCCCCATTCCTTCTCCTTAGACGAGGTGGGGATTTTAGACAAGAAATGATCGTAAATTTGCTGTGTGTCTAATTCATCCTTATAAGTTAATTTTAACACTTCATCAACATCAAGGTCATTGTAAAAGTCTTCAACTGCATCGTGAACATTTGTTCCTCTCGTCATGTCATCAGTCGAAGGCTCTTTGACTCCTAAAACATACTTGATGAAATACTGCTGTTGGCAAAATTGAAATGCGCCCAATGAGGATTTAGAAACGCGTAGTATCACCTTTCCTTTGCCGTCATAATCTCGCATACCCGGATGCCAAGCGTATGTCGAATTCAAACCATCCGCATTAGGGACAGGATATGCCTTGGGCGGTTTGATTTTCAATACCATTAGGATCACTCCGCAATAACATCATCAGGGTGTTCAAAGGAACCATCTCGCAAGCCTTTCCAACCATGCCATGTGCCGCCTTCTTTGTTTTGTTCAAAGACCAAGACTTTGCCTTGAGTCTTCAAAGAAGTGCGGTTTTCAACGAGGACAGCGTATGATTTCACGCTACCGGTCAATTCGCCCTTTTCGTTGCGTTCCTTGACAGTCTCCATGACTGTGCGCTGTTGTAGCCACTTCTCGGTTCCTTTCAACCAATTAGGAACCTCCGCACCTGCAATCTCGTTCCCGTTGGAGTCGTAAGAGTCCTTGAGGTGCGTAATCAGGTAGCAGTGGATCCCACTGCGGCATAATTCGGTTAATGCAGTCATAGCACTATTGTAGCGGTTCTTTCGGATGTTCCAATTGAACCTGCCAATTTGAACGGTGGCCTTCTTGCCTGAAACAGCAATCCCATCATCACCCAACTCCAAGTCTTCAACCTTCATCATCGTTTCACAGATGTTGAGCCAGTGGCCTGCGCCATCGAAAACGACCGTCTTCAAATACGGCCTTGGCAATTCGCCATGTTCAACAACATAGGCATCTTGAATCTCGGACTGTTCCTGTGCGGCCAGTAGAATATCCATCACATTTTGATAAGTGGCGGGGAAATCATAAGGCACACGGCTTGGATTCTTATGCAGTATCCAAGGATTGATCGTGAGGATGTTGGTTTTACCATGATGGTGTGCGGCTCTTGTCGATTCGCCGCCCATGTCAAAGTCGATGTGGATAATTTCAGCACCCGCTTCGATCTCTTCATCAGCAAGGCTATCCAACGCAACTCCGGTTTTGCCGGACTTAGGATGGCCTGAAATGGCATTGAACACATAGGTAGTGGTATTCGGCTTGGCCGCTTGAATGCGAGCCTTGGCGATTGCCGCCCATGCAGGGTTGTTGGATGGAGGCTTGGCCGGTGCTGGCGTTCCCGCCACCAGTGGGTGTTCGTCAATCGCACTACTGATTGCATCATATACATCCTCAAAGCCTTCGCTTTTGTCGCCCTTGGGCCATTCGTCGGTGACGACTGGTTCCTCTACCGCAGGGGTCATAGGAGTGGGCATTGAAGGCGTTGGGTTGTTGGTGTCCTTGGGTTCCCAAGAGTCGAAGAATCCTGTTCCCGCCATCACTCTTCACTCTCCTTGACTGAATCAGGATCGAATGCGCCCAATTCCTTAAGCACTTCATCCGATTTTTGTTCCTTGGCCTTTAGAGAATATCCGCCTGCGGCGAACATAAGTCCACGACGCAATTCTTCGGGCGTTGGCTTTCGGCCAATTTGAACCTCAAAGGTTGCTTCAATTTCTACCATAGCCGCATCAAGAATATCGGCAAATGAATCCCCCCAAATACAAGGAGAACCCTTTGAAGCGATACCGCCGTTCTCGTTTGAAGCCCAGAATCCCATTCAGTATCCCCCCGGTTGGTCGAGGTGGCCGAGGTCACTGATGTTATCATCAACCTTCGGTGCAACAATTGAGCGTAGAGGCATAGCATAAACGCCCTTGGCATCCATGTTGAGGTTGATGTCGCCAGTAGTAGATTCCCATGTGCGAGAGCGAACAACGACCCAAACCCTTGAACCCTTTGCATATTCATGCCATCCATCGGCCTTCTTGACCTTGAATGCTTCATGGTCGGCAACAAGTGTGCGTGAAACATCAATCCACATTTGAGCGTTGGGGTCTTCACGGCGAAGAGATTGACTGGTAAGAGTCAAAGAATGCTTGAAGCCGCCATCAGTCCACTCATGGGCTTTGCCATCGTGATCGACATAATCAACAACACCAGATACGACAAACAGTGGGCCGAAGTCTTTGCCACTTTGAAGCATTTTACGGCCCTTCATGTGAAAGTCCATAGCATCATTCAAATCAACAACCGGCGCAGTAGTGGCGAGGTATTGGTCGGGCGAGAACATTTTGGTAGCGGTTGCCCGCATCTCTTCAGGAACCCATTCAAGCCCGTATGTCGGTTCGATGTCGAGAGCCTTGAGAACATAACCGTCGCCAGTCCATGCTTCCTCCATTTCAGCCTTGAAAGAGATTGGCCGAAGGATTTTCAAATCGACATCAGCCGCACCGAAAGAACACTCCAACGGGAGGATTTCGGCAATCGGGCCTTCTTTGAAGAATTCGCTTTGCTTGTTCCCAATGAAGAACCAAGTGCGCTTAGGCATGTAAGCCATTTTTGGCGATTTCTTGTCGTCTTTGAGAAGGCAAATGTGTGTGCCGTTGAATAGTGGAATGGCCCAACGAGGTTTTGCATCGCCCTTGACATCCTCTGAATGAATAATGGTATCATCGCCGTTTGCGACTTTCCATTTGCCCGAATCCAAAAACGCACGACCGATTCCAATTTGGCGGTCTTTGATTTTGATGCCATACCGTAGTGCTTGGCTGATGTTTGCTTCGGCGGCGGAAACCGCAGTGTCACGCTGGCGTTGCATTGTATCTCGCTCGCCGTCATATCCAACAAGCATACCAACCCATACTTCACCCTTGCCACCAGACCCCTTTCGGCGGTTTGTTGTAATCTCCCATGAGGATGAAAAGAAATCGTAGTCTTCGGGATCGAGGTTAGCAAGGTTTTGGCCTGCCGCACCCCATACTTCGGGGAATGATTCTTTGACGAATTCGGCAAAAGCCTTCTCCGTTTCATCTTCATTCCAACTGTTCTTCTCCATTTGTCGCTTTAATGTTTCATTCAATACCATATTATTCACCATGTTTGTGCTTCTCGCATTCCAACCCAAGGGGGTTTGACACTTAAAGCCTCTCTGGAGATTGTTCGATTAAATCAAGTGCCTTTAGGACTTCATTATGTGTAGAAGGTTGCCGCAGTATTCCATTTAACTGTTTAACGAGATGAAGCCCTCGTTGGTTTTTAATAATTGATTCAATTTGTTTTATCGAATGCAAAATTTTGGTAATGTCGCTCGCTTTAGTGTATCGCTTTTGAGGTTTGACTCCAATAGAATCCAAGTGGCCTTTGATGGGTTCCGTAATCCGTAAAAACCAAATTTGCGGTCTAATCAAATAACCACAGGGGCGTTCATTGCTAAATTGGCACACTATATCGGCTCGAAAGTATTCAATCAAGGAGAGCGTTTGTAAGACCAGTGGACTTATGCGCTCATCTTGTTCTTTAACATCATAAGAGGGTATAGGATTGCGATCCCTATCGCTAAGGCTACTATCAGAATCATTAACGGAGGAATTAGAATCAACGCCTTCAAAAATATCCATGCCAGCCCACTCTCTTTCTCATCCTTCATCATCTCCAAAATCCCCATCCTGATTTAAGAAATCTAATTGTTCTACGCGAACCACATTTCGTTTGCCCGCATTATGCGCTACGCTGGCAATCCGGCCTTGAACATATCCTCCCAAAACCCCAAATCCAGATGAAATCACATCTACTTCGACAAAGACAGGCGTTTTCAATGCAACATTTTCGCCCTCGTATGCGCTTGAATCCTCGCAGTATTTCGTTAATTCTTTGCTTACATCTACTGATGCTTCAACGACACCCACCGGCATATAATCGTCGGCATCGACAGCACCAATCCGCCACTTCGCCAAGCGGATGCCCCCGTTTTCAACGACTTCGCCCCAAATGCCGCTTAAGACCCTAAAGATGCACAGATTTGCATTATGATCTATCAGCACCACCTCGTCTTGAGTATTTTCGTAAGTAAGCAGTGATGATGGATTCCATAGTAAAAGTGCATTCTTGTTGTTTTGTTCAGCCGCTTTAGGGAACGGTGCTTCTTGCATAGGTTTCAAAATAATGTTTGGTATTTGCTCTCGCCTTTCGATTAAAGACAAATTAGGGGCGGCGGTATAACAATCTAAAATCAAAACCTCCATCTCTCTACCATCGGCATATTCGGCCAAATAAACCCCGTCTGGTAATACAGTAAGGGGAATAGACCACATAGGCATGATGTCACTTGATATAACCGTTTCTTCAACGACATGACCTGCCGAATCAAATATGGCGATGGATTCTTCGCCTTTATGCACAGTTATGAATTCGCCTTGGGGTGAATCGACAAGGCACTTTGAAAAGCGAACAGCGTCAATTTTCTTTGACAAGGGCGTGGGGATGATTATACCATTATTGATGCGTGGTGTTTGGGCTTCTATGATTGCATCGTAGTCTTTAATCGAACATAAGTGTGCGACCTGATTCAAACCAGTGATTAAACAAGACCGGCGCATAACGCTGAACGGCACATCATTTGCTATTGCCAGTGCCGATATGATCCATGTTCTCTTAGCGACGGTGGGGAAAAAAGAAAGGCGGCGAATGACACTTCGCATATCCACTTCATTGATTCTTGAATACAAGGGCTGTAATATCATCGCTCTTTGTTCATTGTCCCTATCATTTGAGAGGATTTGTTCTATAACTTGACTCACCCTGCCAAGCGTCACTGTTGTTTTATCCGCTTGAGAGAGTCTTGACAAGGCCATTATCAAATCAGGGTTGTCTTCGATTTCACTTGGATATGCGTCGGTAAGGTGAAAGAAAATCTCTCGGAGATCCTCGTCGCTCAAACGCACAGGAGATGAAGGGGAATAAAAAAAGTGAACGACGGGCCATTGGTCGGCCATAGTCCCTGCTAAACAACCAGACAGTGTTCGCTGTGGGCGTTTCATTTTATGGAGTATCCGAGAGGTTTCAGCAACGACCCTAAAATCATAAAACGACAAATGAATCACCAGTTATCAAACAATGACTTTTGCTTTTCCTTTTCTATTAAAATCGTTTCTTTCACATCAACATGACTTTTGATTCTGTGTCGCGCTATTTCCATGTATTCTTCGCTTAATTCGATTCCAATGAAATTAAAATCGAGATGTGTTGCGGCAATCCCCGTAGTCCCACTGCCTAAAAAGGGATCTAAAACGATTCCATTTGGAGGTGTGACAAGTCGGCAAAGGTATTTCATCAAAGCAACGGGCTTTACCGTTGGGTGGTTATTGAGCGTTGAGGCCGCTTCTTCATTTGTTCTTTTGTTGGTTTTGATGTTGTTTTCAACCCTATGATTTAACCCAAAATCACTATATTTTACCTTTGCTTCTAAACCCTCGCACCCCGCATTCCTTTCTTGTTTGCTCGGTTTGGCGCAGTAAAAGAAGCGAGAAGCACCGCCGAAGTCGCTATGCCCCCTTGTCGTTGTGTCTTTAACATTATTTGCATTCCATTTCACAGAACGGTTGGGATCGTTGGATGCAAAAAGAGCCTTTCCCGTAGGCGGTCTTAGTGCGGATTTCGTGGTTCCGCTTTGCTCATCAAGAATAGCACCTGCTTCTTCATCGAAAATTATGTTGGCAGGAAAGCGACCTGACGGTTGCGCGTATTCACCTGCTTCCCCTCTTTGCATACCCCACCCATCATCCCTTCGAGTTCCATTTTGTGCATACGCACCACCATTCAAGTCTTCATCAGTTCCGATGCGGCAACCATCAATGTTCAAGCCGCCTGCGCCATGCTTAAGCACATTCTCAACGATAGTGCCTATGAGAGGCTTACGGGCGACGACAATAGGCTCATGGGCGGGTTTTAAGGCAGTTCCCCACCCTTCCCATTGTTTAGCATTGTCTGATGTTGGTTCAAACTTATATCCATAATCACTTCTAAAACTAAGATTTTGTTTTAATTCTGCTTTTCTTCCATCATCTCCGCTTGCAGAAAAACCTTGTGATTGTTTCCCTATTTTGCCATCCATTGCCTTACCTATGTTGTGACTTTTCGGAAACCCTGAACCATATATCCACATTATCTGGTCTCTTATTTCAAAGCCAGCATCCTCAATGTTCACCGCCATTCGATGATAAGTGCGAGAGCCAGCAAATGAGAGCAAGTGTCCTCCGGGTTTCAAGACTCTCAAAGCCTCTTCCCAAATCTCAATAGAAGGGACATCATAATCCCACTTTTTACCCATAAAGGATAATCCGTATGGCGGATCAGTGACAATTGAATGCACACTATTGCTTGACATTTTTTTCATGGCTTCAAGACAATTCCCTTGAACCAATTCAAAAGACATAATCACCATTCCTTAACCATGTCGTTGTATGCTTCTTCATCAGGTAAATGCCGTAGAATAATTTCTTTCTCTCTTTCTTCAACCGGCCATTTCGATTTAGTAATTTTAGAACGAGGAATGACCCTCAATGGCTTTCCATAAACCATATCGGTATATATTTTCATATTTGCTACCGACACTCGATTGCCAGTCATTTTACAAACAATGTAGAATACATCAGCCGCCAAAGAATCAGGTGAACGGGGAGGTTTCTTCATCAATTCCTCCCACATATTGAATGTTAATTCAGCAATTCTTTCTTGTAGCAATTCATCCTCATCGAAAACGCGCATAGCCAAATGTTCAATTTGTTCTCCACCGGATTCAATCAACGCATCCCATTTTTCCTTAGTCATCAAGATCTTCAACTCCTTGTTCATCATCAATCCAAGCATCATCATTTGCGACCAAATCCATGAGGCTATTGCCTAAATCTCTCGCCTCATCTCTTGTAAGCATGAAGCCTTGTTTAGTGTATCCCATGTATCCAGACATTGACGGGGTGTTTCTATGAAGCCTTAGATTCAAAACCCACTGTCCGTATGCTTGAGTAGTCATTATGTGAAGGCTTTGGCCCAATATCAAAGACGGATCGATTGACTTAGCCAAACGATTGTCAAATTTTGTTCCAACTCCTTTTGTCATGTGATTCATTCCTCTTCAATAATTTTATTTTGAGCGATTCTCGCTTGTTTGAGAACCCACCCGCCGTCATCAAGAACAACATGGACTCCTTTCAATACTTCATCAACAGCATTAACATTCCCGCAACAAGGACAAGTCGCCTCTTCGTCAATCAATGTATAATTGACACCTGTTGAGAGTGGTTCGACGCGAAACATTGCACCGCATCGTGAAGAACAAACAAAAACATCGCCCAACATCTCTTCAGGTATGTTCACTTCAAGGTCATAATCAAATGCTCTTTCGACTTTTTCTTCTATTTTCCAGCCAATCAAATCGGCTAAAATCATTATCCAATGATGCTGATCGAAAACCGAAGTCATGGCTTCATCATTGGGTTTTGAGAAATGGATTTCGGTTAAGGTCATTTCAGCCTCCCCTGTTCGCACATAGACTCCCACACTTGGCAAAGTCCATTCTCCGCCAATAGTCATTGAATTCCAAAGCAAATAAGCCCATTCTACATCCTTTTCATTGGGTTGGGGAAAATTCCTTTGCATAAGCCCACCTCCTACATTGAGGGCAACGGAATTTCTTCTTTTCCTCTCTCGTCATAAAATCAAATTTCATACCTTCTAATACCATGTGGGGGTTGCCGCAATCAGGGCAATCCATCCAATAATGCCTTTCGCTCATTTATCTCCACCACCATGCCGCAAATATGTTGAATACAAAAAATTGGGATCGAGGGATGACGAAATCAATTTCCAATTGAAAGGGCGTTTGTTGTTATTCTTTTTGAAATTCATTTCTATCAAGAGGTTTTCGGCTTCGATGAACAATTCCTCTCTATGGTTTTTCAATACCCAATGTTTGTTTTTTCCAGCCAGTGTCACTTCGCACCATCCTGTTTTAGAAGGTGGGTATATCGTGCCTTGAACATTCTTTTTTTGATCTTCGCATTCCACTACGAAACCTATTGGTTCGTCTTTCGACAATACTTCTCGCACTAAACCAGATAATTTATTCGGGGGCATACAATGTTCCTCTCCTTACTCGCAATTGCTTTAATTTCTTTGTAAGATCGTTTTCGTATGATTCAATAAAATCGTAAGCCGTTCTCAATTTTGAATCAATTTTATTCAATGCTTCACACTTCTCAACACCGTTCAATTCCTCATACTGTGCGCTACCCAAGAGTATTCCTCTATCGGCCCGCAACTCTTGAATCACAGTGTCCCAAGGTTCTGTCGCTAATTTTAAGGCATCCAACGCTTTTAGCCCATCGGAATGCCGCTTTGCTCTCGTCATGGTAGAGCCATAACGATACCAACCATAAAGGCTCATTCCCATGCCCCGCCTTCAAAGTTAAAACCTGTTTGCTTAAAATCCAACTCTATAACAGGAACCTCTCCTGTCACTAAGAGCAAATCACAGGCTTCGCATTGTTCAATGTGGGGTTCATTCGGATGACCGCAATACGCACAGGTAATCCAATCGTTCAAGTCTTTGAACATAGATAACGATACTTGATCGTGTATCCCATCATCAACTCTCAATTCAAAGTGTCGCTTGAAATCAATGTCTTCATACCTGATGTAAATTGGTTCCCAATGTTGATCTCGCATAGCAACATCAATGTCCTCGGCTTCTTTGACCGAACATGGTTCTGTTTTTCCTTCAATCATAGATTGAGTGATTGAACCTCTTAGACCATTGGCTAAAACAAACGCAAATTTGCCATGTTTTTTCTCCTTATTCGGAATATCAACATAAGGCAAAATTGCATGAATTAGGCCGTCAGCCAAAGTCCTACGCAACACTACATAAATTGGCGTTAATGGTGCTGTTGGGATAGTCGAGGCACTCATACTGTCGCCTCCCCTATTGCTTCAATTGCTTTCTTAGCAGGGCCATTTACGACAATGTATTCTTCATCGTCTTCAGGGTATCCAATCTCCCACCTTGTTGTTTTAGTGAGGATTCTTTCGCCTGCTTCTTCGTAATATCGGGATGGAGGGATGACTCGCATAAATGAGGGAGGGCAACCAAACAAATGATATGCGGCTACCCAGACTTTACCTGCTACGGATCGGCTTGGTGGCTTTCTTTCATATCGTGTGACTCTTGGGCCACGATTGTTCTTCTTCATTGTAAATCACCGCCAGTCAATAACTTCTCATAGCGCATTTGTAAGAGCGTTGCATATTCCTTCAAATCGGGATTGTTGGTGTTGAAACCAACAGACGACATGACCCGGATAGCGTCATAAGCGACCTTTTGAAATGTTTCTTCACTCATCAAACCAAGCCTCCAAAGCCCATGTGCATTCTCTTTTTCGTCTGGTTGCCGGTGCAACCTTTCGGAAGTATCTACTGTATCGAACAAGCGTTTGAGTCAATTCATTCATCGACATTCCTTGTTTGAATTTGCCGTTGTATCGATCTCTAATGATTCCTGATGTTGCAGGTTCACCGATTGAATCCATTGTTTGAATTAGATATGATACTTTGCCGCGCAAAGCCTTAGCCTCCATGCCGCTTCTAATCAATTTGATTCCTCCTTCTTAGGATTGTTCGGTTGAGAACCAGACATAACGGCTGAAACGCTGTAAGAGGCTTCTACGCCTAATGCCTCGGCCATAGAGGTCGGTGCAGGTGTCGGTGCAG